ATAATGAAGTTCACCTACGCCGTGACCGTATGCAACGAATCCAAAGATCTGTACTCACTGTTAGCCTTTCTCAGAAAGGTGAAGGACCCCGAAGACGACATCAACGTTCTCTTGGACACCGCTCACTGTAGCACGAGTGTCATACAGGTGCTCGACCATTACAAGGATGACATCGTGCTGAACGAGAGAGACTTCGATGGGGACTTTGCCGAACACAGAAACTATCACCTGGGTACGTGCAAGGGTGACTACATCTTTCTCGTGGATGCCGACGAGATGCCCCAAGAGGACCTGCTGAAAAACGCCAAGAAGGTGGTGGCCGACACGGGTGGAGACGCTTTCATGGTACCCAGGATCAACATCCATCCGGGGTACACCAAGGAATGGTTGGATGCGTGCAAGTTTCAAGTGAACGAGTTCGGATGGATCAACTGGCCAGATTATAACTGCAGGCTCATCAAGAATGCCCCCGGGCGAATCAAGTTTACCAAGTCCCTCCACGAGAGTATCACGGGACATAAGAAGATCATAGCCTTTCGAACCACCCCGGACATGGCCGTGTGGCACATCAAGTCCGTGGAGAAGCAAAACAATCGATGGGACACCGAGGGAAAGTATGTCGTACCAGGGGGTGATGACCTGTACGACACGCTCATGTGAAATAAAAATGTCCAAGTACTATAAATGGCAAGTTTCTTTCCCATCATCATTTCCGTCATACTCGGCATTCTGTACGTGGCCATAGCGTCCAGTGGCATTCGCATATTTAACAAGTGCACAGAAATCAAGGAGAGTCAAAAGTGGAAGAACATGCACGCGTTGCTCACGAATACATTGATCATAGCTTTGGTGATCCCCGGTGTGCTCCTGACACAGTTTCTCTCTAGTGGAAACGTCGCGGGTGCCATGGTCATTCTCTACGGCCTCATGGGACTCGTAGGTAGCTCCGTGGCCTATAGCATCGCCAAGGAATCTACATGCGAGAGTGTGTCCAACGCGAGTGAAAAGAACTTTTTAATGATTTCAGTCGCCGGGTCACTGTTTGTTCTTCTGGGTGGGGGTGCGTTCATGGCGATGTCTCGACGCGGTGAGTAATTTTTGGAGGATGTACAACTGCAGGGCCAGGCCAAACCCGGAATAGACCACGGAGTAATTCACTCCATCTTTGTTAAATTGATACAGAGTCCACAGAAGACTCGCAGACACACCTATAAACACAGACGGAAAACTGTACGTACTCACGTCACCTGTTTTATAGACGTCTAACGCGTGTATGAACATCTGACCAGTACCCAGGGCTATGGCCGTGGTCGCCATTATGTCGGTACCTCGTAACTTCATTTGTATAATTAAAGATTTTAAAATAGTGTAGTACATAAATGGACTCCATCGTCTTGACGTACAAATCTAAATCCCCCGAGACCGACGCACTGATCGCGCGGGCCAACCTCCTGGTCGGAAAGTACAAACGCTCGGGCATCAACAAGGAGAACATATGTGGTCTGGTATCCACCCTCATGATGGAGGTCCAGAAGCTCAAGAAGATCAGCGGTCAGGAGAAGAAGGATCTGGTCCTGGACCTCATCTATACCGTCATAGAGCAGATCGACGACGGTGAGGAGGACAGTGAATTCGAGACCCTCCTCAAGGCCATGGTACCACCGATGATCGATAGCTTCTCGGTGATGCTCAAGGTAAATAAGGGTTGTGGTTGTATGAAATAATAGGAATGAAGTTTCCATCTCTCGAGACGATGGTCACCTACGGTATCTATACCATCCAAGATCTCGTGTTGCACTCACAGGGAAAGTTGAAGAAGAGAAACATCATACCGCTGAACGAGTGTGAAAGATGTTGCTACGTGTTTCCAGGAAACACGTGTACTAATTGTTCGGCTTGATGATCAGGCCCAGAACAGACTCTAGATTATTTTGATCGCGCTTGAGTGGCTTTTCACGTTTGAGCCTCAGGGGTTCATTCTTACCCGTCGCACTCTTTATTTCATACATCTTCGCCGTGTTTGAAACAATGGGCACGACTATGTTGGGCACAGATTCCGTTTCTATGTCTTTGGGTGGCTCGTCGTCCACCAAGAGGTTCTCGCGGAACTGCTCTATCGTGAGGTCACCGCCGAACTCGACCAACCGGAGACGCTTGGGGGCGGGCTTGATGCTTCCCAGTTTACCGAAAAGTTTCTTGCGCATCATGATCATGTTACCACACACGATACTTCCTCGATTGATACCGTAGGTGTCAAGCGCGTAGGTCTTCATGCAACTCCACGAACAGAATGTTCCCGATGTTCTGAACGTGTTTCTCTTCTCGTCGTGTTTATAGGGCATACTTAAAGGGGTGCCCTTAAATTCATGGCAACACCACCAACACCACATGGTATAAAATATTATATTTTCTTTATATATAATATAAATGGCGGGTCCAGAAGAACTCATCATAAAATTAATTATACTGACCGTAATACTTGTAGGTCTAGGTGTCGCAGGATATTACGGCTATAAGGAATACGAGAAGAAGTGTCCAGACGGACTGTTGGCTTGTTTAGGGTTTGATGATTTAGGAAACGGACCGGGATCCGGTGGCGCGGGTGGAGGTGGAGGTGGAAGTGGAAATGGAAATGGAAATGGAGATGACACCAGTAATACGTACACAAAATCAGAGTTGTATGATAAATGTGCTAGGTTTTTAGTTCCAGATGACTCAAGAACGTGTATGACTGAAACTACAGTGGGTGTTAGATGGAGTTGGTCTACAGCAACGCAAAATACAGAATTAGCTGCCTGTAAGGCGGCGACCCAAAAGTGGAAAATAATAATTTCTTCTTCTGGTTATAATAATCATGGTACAAAACGTGAATATACATATACGTCCAAGGAAGCTAACTCTGTACTCATAAATTTTGGTGACATGGCACCATATTATTTACAAGGTCAAAACATAAAATTCAAGATTATACCCCTGAATAATAAAGACGAACAAATTACACCTGACCTAACGATCACAGTCGATTCTTCAAGTGCGAACACTACAAATTGTTCTGCCATTGGAGGAGTCCCTATAAAATGGGAAGAAACAAAATTTGTAGCACCCGAGGTAAAACCTTTAGAGCCCGTTAACTGCGATGGTTATTGGAAAAAGGGAACAGTGTGTAAAAATCAAAGTGGTTCTACTACTTGCGGTGAATGGTGTGATGTCACAGATACATATATAATAGAACAACAACCACAGGGTACTGGTACTAAATGCCCGAGTCCTTTGACTAAATCAATATCTCGTCAACTCGGACCATCAGATGGCTGTACACCAGTACCTGCAGGAACCACCGCACCTTCACCATGTAGAGCAAGTAACCATAGGGATTTAGTCACAGACTTAAGAGCAATCAGGGGAGTTATAGCTTCAAAACCTGAACTTAGAGTACATAAGACCGTTGGTGATAGACTGTTTCCTATTTTGGACAAAGGTAATAGTTTCAATAATCAAACAGCGTGTACAAGAGATCTCAAAGAAAAGTCATCAGACTTACCAGGATTTTATGTAACATCGAGATATTTACAAGATTTAAATCTTGAAGCAAATCAAAGAACTTGTGAACTTCCAGAAGATATATACGAAGTGCATATGTGCAATACTGATGTAAAACCCATACCTTGTGTGGGTGATTGGAGTGATATACCTGGTACTTCAAGAGATTACAAAAACTGCTTTACTAGTACAAATTCCAAGAAAAGAAGTAAACTCTTTGTAAAGGATCAAGAATATCTTATTTCTACACCAGCAAACGAGGAGGGTACAGCTTGTCCTCATAAACAGGGGGAAAAAAGAACAGTTCTGGATCGATTTGAGAGTTATTTGAGAAATGGATGCGGCGCAGGTGGAGGGGGGGATTGTTCACAGCCTGTAGTTGATCGTGGCCAGTGTCCAAAAGTATTTCCAGCACCACAATAAAATAAGATATCACATACTATTATATGTCCATTCCGAGAGAAGACAGGGACTACCTCAGGACGACGGTGTATAAAACGGGTAACACGGGTATAGATTTAACACAAGATATAGTCGTTACTATCGCCGTGAACATGTTAGCTACTTACGCAGCGACTGGAATCGTGTACAATCTCGGTGGAAAGCAAGTTTTAGGCGCAGCCACGAAACGCCTCAATGTCAAAGTGACTCAGAAGTTTCTCGAACGTCTCGCGGTAGCGGCCAATCAAAAATTGGCTGGAACGATGACCAAACAGTTATCACAAGTGTTCACGAGGAATGCAGCGAAGTACGCTCTCCGTGCCATGGGCAAAACTGTGGTGAGCGCTGGTACCAAGGCGGGTGTTGCCGCCGCGGGGGGGTGTACGTTGGGACCCGTCGGGTGTGCCGCGGGAACTGCCATAGGCGTGGCTATTTTTATCGCAGAACTCTCGTTTAGTATAGCCAATATCGTTCAGGACTTGACTGATAAAAAGGGTATCACACAACTTTTACATTCGAATTTCGTGGATCAAATATCAGATCAATATAAGAAAACCATAGACAATGGATACAGGGAATTGATGGATGAAGACGACGACTACGAATACACGGAGGAGGAAGTGTATTTCGGACCAGAGTTGTTCCTTTTGGATATAGATCCAGACGACGGGGAAATATACATGGCGTATGATAACGAATGGGCCCAAAAATTTGTGCAGTACCAAGATGAATACCTCCAAAGTATAGGTGTAGAACCAGGGTGGGAATTACGTATGGTAACGGGTGAATTGGGAAAACCAGATTTAAGCGTGGGTAGATTGGATGAAAAAAAGAAAAAAGTGGTCGTGGGACTAACCATGTCAGCCTCGTTCGTTGTGTGTTTATTATTAATGTTATTTTTATTTCTCGTGATACTATAATGGGTAAGAGTGTACCAACCCCAGAAGAATTAGATAAAGCTATCGAGTATGCGATGTCAAAGTTGTGCACGGAAATTCCAGATAGATTCGGTGCACCCGGACTCACGGAATGGGACGGTGACCGAAAGGTGTGTAGAATTACCGAAAAAGGTTGTCAGGCTAGCGTCATGAACCCCATCTCTCGTCCAGCTTTCAACGCTGGAGGTGAATATATTCAATTCGATGAACATCACCCCACCTTTGGAGACTTTTGGAAAAAGCATCCACCAGGCTATTACTCGTGGAAGGTGACGAAAAACAGTGGTGATCAGAAGGTGTGTTCCCCTTCAAACTATCTCATGCAAAGGTGGTGTATATCACCGGAGACGCGACTGGATGGAAAATTCAAACGCGGTGTGACGGATACCGTTCCACTCAATTGGACAATCAGAAATGGTAAAGAAGTTTGTGAAATTACAGAAGAATACTGTAAAAAAAAGGGTGTATCATACGATGCTAATGCTAAAGATTGTTACGTGTCGGATCCACAGAAGGTTGCTGAGTTTTTCACAGGATCTGTGTTTATAAGGGAACAAAACATAAAAAACTATACCAGTGATAAACGTCTCAAGAAGAACATCGTACTCGTCAGGGAGAATTATCCCGTGAAGGGTGTGAACGTGTACGCCTTCGAATGGAACGACACGGCTGAACGGTTGTATGGATACAGGGGGGGTGACACCGGGTTCCTGGCTGACGAATTAGATCCCAAATACATAGTGATCGATTCTCATGGATTTAAAAACATCAATTTGTCGTACGAAGATGATACCATGGAAAAGATATATACATTTCTTAAAATTAAAAATATTTTCATACAGTAAATGGGAAAGTACAGTAAACTTATAGATGCGCTTACAACTGTGGGTGTAAAAAGTGATGATATTTTCAAAATTACTAAACAACTCGATGAAATACGAATTAAAGGGTCGGTAATAGACGCGAGTGGATTCATAAATAGACAAGCTATGAAAATAATCAAAGAAACTGTAGGAGGTACTGACTCATGGAAAGCTTTAACTAAGCAAAATTCAATCATCATGTCGAGGGCTATTCAAACCGCGTTGAAATCGGAAAAATTAAGTAAGATTTTCAAAGATGGAAAACTCATCGTAGATGTCGACGATTTAGGACCGGAAGGAATCGCCCGAGCGACTGGTAAATCAGTAGACGATGTAACCCAGATGACCGCACGTTCGGATGTACAAAACGCTGCAAAAACTCGTACCAAGGATCTCGTCAAGTTAGGTATAGCTGCGGGTTCAGTTTTAGGTATAGTATTCCTCATGTTAGCAACAGGTAAATCCAATCCCGTAGAAGCCATCGCGGAAGCCTTGAAAGCCGCCGCAGAGACTGCTGCGGACACTGGTTCAGATGTATTTAAAAGTTTGTTCAGTGGTGGTCTCGGGGGAATTTTCAACGTGTCCGCTTTATTTCTATTTTGCTCTTCAATCATACTAGTTGTATTTTTAGTGGTTTCTGTCGTATTAAAGAAATAAAAGACTTTAAGTGTATATGATCCTCAGCATAGACGTTGGTATCAGGAACTTGGCCATGTGTCTCTTCGATGAGCGGAACTCTCTCATCGAACAGTGGGACGTGTCTGGTATACCCCCAGAACACCGGGATGGCGTCTACGTCTCCCTACGGAAACACCTAGACGAACGCCCGTGGGTACTCACGGCCACCACCGTGCTCATAGAGAAACAACCAGACAGGAACAAGAAGATGAAGACGGTCGAAAACTTTTTACACGCCTACTTCGTCATCAAGGCGCCAGAGTCGGAGACCATCGTGTACGACGCCCGCTTTAAGATCCCAGACGTGTCTGGCCCAGGGAAGGCACAGTACGCCAAGAGAAAGAAGGCTTCCATAGACAGATGTAGGCTCTTCTTGGAGTCGAATGACGTGAACACCCACTGGCTTCCGGTGTTCGAC